CAGGCACGTACAGAGAGAGTGTCATCTACCTTAAACCAGATGACATACCTGGCGATCCAGCAGCTTACAAACATAGTGTTCATAACTTTTTTCCTGCTGATGATGCGTACGTTGTCGGTTGGTCACGGCTCACGGACCGCCCCGCAATCATACCTGGCACAAGTAAACAACTGTCAGGAGATACAACAACAAAACTTTTAGAGCTAGAAAAGAAAAGAGATAGACTTACAGCAATTACAAACAAGTCAGCACAAGACATTGTTGACCAGTCAGGTGGCCGTGTAAGTATAGAACAAGCACAAAAGAATATTGACAATGCACAAAAGCAACTAACCAAAGTACAAAACGACATAGAAAATTTTGGATCTGGTGCAAAACAAGCTACTGTCGGCGATGAAACCGTAAACGTCACATTTGCTGATGAGATTCAATCAGATATATTTCAACGTTACCGTAAACACCTAGAACAAACAAAAGACGAATATCAAAAACTAGTATCTAAAATTGGTGAAACAAAAGCTAGTGATCCTAGGTTTATACGTGATGAATTATACAGCAGCGATGTCAATGCTTTGACGGTTGCTTACTACGCAAAGCACAAAGACATACTGAGACCTGTCTTTAGAACAGAGCAAGACTTTGTTGGTCACATAAAAGCGTTACAAGAATCAAATGCTGTTATGAAAGAATTTGCACAGATACGTCCTGGTATGTTGACAGAGGGTGCGATGGAGCCTGTGCGTGAAGCACAAAAACAAAGAGATAATGTTCTTAAATTTTTTGATGAGATACGTGTCGATCCAGATACACTCAAACAATTATTTCCAAATGTGCCGTTTAAAGACAGAAAAGCTTGGGGCGATGTGCTAGTTAAAAACGATCTACACATGGCAGCGAAAAGATTATTTGTTGATGGCGATCAAAATGCACCAACTTGGTACGCTATAACACCAGCAAAACTTGTGGCTAATAGATATGGTCAGAATGGAACAACAGCAACGCCACTTGCTCAAAGATCTGGCAAGAAAGGTGTGGGGACGTATGAGTTTTATGGTGGTCCAGATGCTACAGATGTCAATGGTAAACATTATACGAGCATACTGGAGCAATCTTTAAAAAGAGCAGCAAACATAAATAATGCAGAGTTTAAAATAATTAAAGTAGGTATAAGCACTCCTAATAAACAAAACAAAGTAATACAAATTGTGGACTTATCGGATGGTCAAGTCAATGTTGTCAAAACAATCAACGTCGAAAAAGGTAAGACAAGAGAGGCAATGGCTGAAGCTAATATGTTTATTAACAGTCAGCCAAATCCAACAAGATTATCCACAAATACTACTTCAACACCTTCAGGCTTTGAAACTGTGGATGCTTATGCTATAAAACTTACACCCGAAATGGTGTTGCCATCCAAGACACACATGGCTATAGGTGGCTATGTGAAATACGATCCAATGCCTAGTATTGAGGAAGTTATAGGAGTAGCATAATGGCTATAGATAAAAGGTTAGATCCAAGCGAACCACAAACGGTTAATGATGCGTTGATGATACCAGCAAAGACTGGAGAAACTGTGGAATTAGAGCCAGGCACTGATGATCCACTTGTAGAGATTACAGAGGATGGAGGCGCAATAGTTGGTGAACAAGAGAGAATTATTGAAGATACGCACGATGCAAACCTTGCAGAATTTATTGATGAAACAGAATTATCTAATATTGCTTCTGAATTAACAGGTTATTATGAGGATGATCTATCTTCTCGTAGTGAATGGGAGAATGCTTATAAAAAAGGATTAGATCTTCTTGGTTTAAAATATGATGAGAGATCACAACCATTTCAAGGAGCAAGCGGTGTAACACATCCTTTGCTTTCTGAATCAGTTACACAGTTTCAAGCACAAGCTTACAAAGAATTATTACCAGCAGGTGGCCCTGTAAGAACTCAAGTTATGGGTGAGGTAACAAAAGAAAAAGAAGATCAAGCACAACGAGTTCAAGAATTTATGAACTATCAGATCATGCACGTTATGGAGGAGTTTGATCCTGATTTAGATCAGATGTTATTTTATCTACCGTTGTCTGGTTCTACGTTTAAAAAAATTTATTATGATGGATCTCTTGGTAGAGCTGTATCAAAGTTTGTGCCGAGTGATGATTTAGTTGTACCTTACAACGCTGTAAATTTAGAGCAAGCTGAAAGAGTAACACATGTCATTAAAAAATCAGAAAACGAAATAAGAAAATTACAAGTAACAGGTTTTTATAGAGATGTAGATGTGCAAGTAACTACAACTCAAGATGAGATACAAGATAAAGAACAATCACTGTCTGGCATAAAAAGAGCAGGATATGTTGATGATGAGTATACATTATTAGAAATACATGCAAATTTAGACATACCTGGGTTTGAAAGAGATGATGGTATTAAAGCTCCATACATAGTTACGATAGATGAGGGCTCTGGTAAAGTTTTATCTATATACAGAAACTTTGACGAAGATGATGATAAGTTAAAAAAGACTCAATACTTTGTACATTACAAATTTTTGCCTGGTCTTGGTTTTTACGGATTAGGTTTAATACATATGCTAGGTGGTTTATCTAGAACTGCTACTGCAGCTTTAAGACAATTAATTGATGCTGGAACTTTAGCAAATCTACCAGCAGGATTTAAAGCTAGAGGTCTTCGTATTCGTGATGATGACAATCCAATACAACCAGGTGAGTTTAGAGATGTAGATGCACCTAGTGGAGATTTACGTTCTGGTTTGTTACCTTTACCTTATAAAGGTGCAGATCCAACTTTATTTCAATTACTTGGTTTTGTCGTACAAGCTGGTAAAGAATTTGCTACTGTTGCAGATCAAAAGATTGGCGATAGCGTTGCAGCTAATGCACCAGTTGGCACAACTATGGCTCTTATGGAAAGAGGCATGCGTGTCATGTCAGCTATTCACAAAAGATTACACTATGCACAAAAAATAGAATTTAAATTACTTGCAAAAATATTTTCAGAGTCTCTTGATCCAAACTACCCTTACGATGTAGTTGGTGGAGTAAGAGCAATCAAAACGGCAGACTTTGATGAAAAGATAGATATTTTACCCGTATCTGATCCAACAATATTTTCTATGTCTCAACGTGTTACGTTGGCACAAACTCAGCTACAACTTGCACAAGCTGCTCCTCAAATGCACAACATGTATGAGGCTTACAGACGTATGTATCAAGCTATGGGCGTGCAAAATGTCGATGCTATATTACCTGTACCAACACCTCCTCAACCTTCTGATCCAGGAATGGAAAACGGAGGAGCATTGTTAGGCAAACCTTTGCAGGCTTTTAGAAATCAAAATCATATGGCTCATATAGATTCTCATAGAGCTTTCTTTTCAAGCATATTGGTAAAAAATAACATTAGAACAATGACAATTTTAGAGGCTCACATAATGGAACACGTGTCAATTCAAGCTAGAGAGGAGATAGAACAAGAAATGCAAAAAGATGTCGCTGAAATAGCTCAAAAATTTGGTGGACAATTGCCTCAAGATGAACAAGTTAAATTACAAGAACTTTTAGAATCTAAAGTTGCTGAAAGAATTACTGAAATGACTGAAAAAATGATTACTGAAGAGCAAGAAATGTTGTCATCACAAGGTGAAGATCCATTAATTAATCTTAAACAGCAAGAAATTCAGTTACGTGCTGCTGATTTACAAAGAAAATCTGCACTAGATCAAGCAAATATAGAAATGGACGCTGCAAAATTAGAGCAAAACGAGAAATTAGCTAAAGATAAGATAGAATCTCAAGAAGATATTGCTCAATTACGTGCAAATGTTAATTTAAACAAACAAAATGACCAGCGCTGAAGAAAAATTAACTATACATTAGAGATTAATATGCCTACAGCCAAAAAAAGAAAAAAAATAGATCCTGAAAGATTTAAAGACCTTCAAAAAAAGAAAAAATTGCCTAAAATGGAAATTCCAAAAATAGATCCTGAAAAATTTAAAGACCTTTTTCCAGGAAAACCAAAACCACCAAAGAGAAAATTGCCTGAGTTTCCAAAGATTACCCCTGAAATATTAAAAAGATTAAGAAGAAAAAAGAAAGATGGTGTTATTAGTTTTAAAGAACTTAAAATAATGCAAAAACAAAAACCAAAAACTATGGAAGCTAAGGACGGTGGCAAAGTATCTAAGTTTGGTATGTTGTCAGTAAAAGCTGGTATAGATAATAATCCTAATCCTACGCAAGCAGATAGAATTGTTGGTGCAAAGAAAAAAATGAATAAAGGTGGTCTAGCGGGTAGACTAGCTAAACGTGGATACGGAAAGGCAAGATAATGAACTTTAAGAAAACAAAAGTAACAGTGGTAAAGCAAAAAAACCCTTTTCCAAACTTACAAGTGTCTTCTGATGCTGCAATTGTATATTCACCTTATGTTGTAAAACAAAACAAAGGTAGTGGTCCAAAAGGGCAGACAAGCAAGATGCAGATCAAAAAAGTTGCTTTTAAAGGCGTAAAGTAATAAAAAGATTTCAACAAAGGAGGTTTCTATGAAACTTTTAGCAGATCTATGGGCACATTTGAAAGAATGGTCCGATTGGAGTATGAAGGACTGGATTAAAGCTGGTATTGTAGCAATAATCGTAATTGTAATTATAGGAGCAATCTAAAATTATATGTGGCAACTTTTAGCAAAACCACTTCTTGGCGTCGTCGCTGATGGCGTCAAGGGTTTTGTAGAAACAAAGAAAGCAAAGCAAGAACTTAAACTTACAACTATCAAAGCCACGCAAAAACTTAAAGAAGATCAAATAGCAGGTAAGGTAGCATGGGAGCAAAGTGCCGTTGACCAAATGAAAGGGTCGTGGAAAGACGAGGTAGCATTAATTGTTCTACTTCTTCCAGCCGTTTTAGTATTCACGCCGTTACAAGAACATGTGCACCAAGGCTTTATCGCTTTGCAGGATTTGCCGTCGTATTATCATAATTTGTTGTACATTGCGATTTCTGCGAGCTTTGGCATCAAGGCGGGATCAAGTGCAATAGGAATGTTTAAAAAGAAATGAAGAAAGCACAAAAGAAAAAAGTAAAAAAAGTAATTAAGGGTTTAAAAAAAGCATCAAAGTTACATGCTGGACAAGCAAAAACTTTGCAGGGTGTGATAAAGAAAAGGTATAAAATATCATGAGTTATGAAGAATTATCAGCGTCAGTTAAATTAAGTGAAGGTTTTAGAAACAAAGTATATAAAGATACCGAAGGATTCCGTACAATTGGATGGGGTCATAAAGTTGTCCACACAGATGATATTATTGACGGTAAAGAATACACAGAAGAACAATTACAAGATATTTTTGATAAAGACCTCAAGTTTGCAATAAGTAATGCAGAGGCTTTGATAAGCGAAAATGATGTTGGTGAATTACCAGAAACAGTTAAACATGTACTAACAGAGATGTGTTTTCAACTTGGCAAATCAGGCGTTGC